TGTATCGAACATCCTTTTGTAGTTACAAAATGACATTTCCTTCCTGGCCAAAATTGATGGCCAAGAGCTTCTCCAGTTAACCAACCGCAGCACTTCGTGCAACTTCCACATTCTCTTGTCATATTATCTCACTTAAATTGAGGACCAGCTAACCATACTACTAGAGTTTTACGAATGCCTTTTGTCACAGGAGTTACTCTGTGTAAAATAAAGGACGGGAATGCAACTACTAAACCTTTTTGTTTTGTGACTTGAGTCGGCACGGGTGCATCAAATATCTCAAGATCTCCCCCCTCGTATTCAGAAGGATCAGATAATTGTATTACAAGAGATAATTTGCGAGGCGCATTCGTTGCATTTCCACCTCTGTCAAGATGCCACGTATAATGATCGTCTTTTCCATCGTATATAGTATACTGAAAGTCCTCTACAAATCCCCATATATCTAGATTGAAGAATTCACCGTTCAGTTGTCTTGCTATGAAAGCAATTCTATCATATATAAAATTAGTCTCGGGCGTAAGATTTATCCAACCTATTTTAGATGATCTAACTGCTTCTTCAACTTTACTATCAGGTCCAACACTAGCAGATTTGATCGTGAGACTATCACCAATACTAACTATTTTATCGATCTCTTCTTCAGTAAAACCATCACGCCATGATGCAAAAGAAATTTCTGGTATACCTAACGATGGAGAAGGAGCTATTTGATATACTGCCATTATTTACGCTCCCAAATATTATCTCGATAATGGGATTCATGACTTTGAAGCTTTCTACGTGTACCTTTGAGTGCTTTCAGTTCAGTTTCATTGAATGCTCTACATACATTTTTCGAAAACAAAGTATCTCTTTTAATTGGAATAACCTGCATTAACGGTGTACCAGCAGGTAGAATACCTTTAAAATTGGGTTCGTTCCAAACAAATGGAAAGTTAATAAACTCAAAATAACCATCGCAGTCTACCATACCCGAAAAACAAGTAAATCTTGGATCAGGTCTATTTAATGGTGGAACAAACAACAGTGAGTATCCTTTCGGGCAGTTGATTGCCCACCAGTTCATGAATTTAATTGGAGGTTTTGGTAAATGTGGAGCGGGGCATTTGTCAGATGTTACTTGCCACTGTAAATGATTCTCGATCATTGCTCTCGGATATTTGCTGTTGTATTCAATGAACGAACAATCTTCATTCGAAGTGATTTCAACATCAGCAACGAGTGGAATAATCCAACCCGTGATCATCGCATCAAGAAAAGGTGGGCATCTTTTGAGAGTAGATTGATCAAAGCCTACATCCTTCTTCATTGGCAAAGCTTTATACCATTCTGGTATCAGTTTGCGGGCAGGATAAGGTTCTGGTATATTTCCTAAATCATCATCATAGCAAAGAAATTCTAGTTTAGGCTCATTCTTTTCAAAAAACGAAAACATCAATTTTGTCCATTTCCAGGTTTTTCATAGTGTATTCCACCAGATTCAATAAATTTTTTACATTGCTCGACGTCGCTCGCACCTCTCAGAATATGATCATCATGCAAACTAAAATGTAAGCTTGAGATCCATATTCTGAGATGTGGTGGAAGTTTGTCATAGCAACGCATTACCAATGCCATTCTTTGTATGTTAACATGTTCCAAATGAATGACTCTATTATATATATGTAAATTACAGGGCTGCTAGTTCGACTAAGTTGCTCTCTGTGATGGCATCTAAGCCAATCAATGCTTGTTTGACTGCGGTAAAATCGTCATGTTTTTCATCGTAGATGACAAATGGAAAATCAGTAAATTCTCCAATATCCCATGTATTTAGAGCATTGAATACAGATTCGTATTGACTACTATCGTTGTATGATAAATGAGTAAACTCAATGTTATTATCCTGTAGCCACTGATAGGCTGCAGCAGAGTCGTTGCCACCTGTCGTAGTCAAACCAGTATAAAGATAAACGTCTTTAATTCCTACTAGCATGTATTGTTTCCTTTTTGTTATTTGTGCTAAAATGTTACACTCATCGTACCATTAGCGCTGCCTGTTCCAATATTTATAGAAACTATTTGATATGGGTATACTTTTACTGATACTGAATTTGTCGTAGTACCAATATTACCAGCGTTTCCTGATGCTCCAGGATTTGATGTGCCGGCTGTTCCGGCGGTCGCTCCAGTTCCAGCACTACCTGCTGTGCCAGTATTTCCTGCTGCTCCTGCGCCTCCTGGATTTCCAGCCGCACCATTTGTAGCTCCAGTTCCAGCTGCTCCTGTTGTGCCAGCATTACCAGCAGCTCCGGCACCGCCTGGGTTTCCAGCCGCACCATTTGTAGCTCCAGTTCCTGCATTGCCAGTCGCTCCAGCATTTCCTGCTGCTCCTGCACCTCCTGGATTTCCAGCTGCACCATTTGTAGCTCCAGTTCCTGCATTGCCAGTCGCTCCGGCATTTCCTGCAGCGCCGGCATTACCAGGACTTCCTGCTGCTCCTGGATTTGCTCCAGTTCCTGCCGCTCCTGTTGTACCAGCATTTCCGTTGGCTCCTGCACCGCCTGGACTTCCTGCTGCTCCTGGATTTGCTCCAGTTCCTGCCGCTCCTGTTGTACCAGCGCTTCCTGCAGCGCCGGCATTACCAGGACTTCCTGCTGCTCCAGCGTTTGCTCCAGTTCCTGCGGCCCCAGTATTTCCAGCACTTCCATTGGCGCCTGCATTACCAGGACTTCCTGCTGCTCCAGCGTTTGCTCCAGTTCCTGCGGCTCCTGTATTTCCTGCGCTGCCTGGTGTTCCTGCATTACCTGAACCACCGGCAGCGCCCGAAAGAAGTCCTCCATTGCCGCCTGCGCCGCCGTTGCCGTTAGTAGCACCACTTATGTTGCCTGAATTACCCGCGGTACCAGCATTGCCGGCGCCGCTACCACCTTGCTTTAAAGTCCAACCCGATGCTCCGCCTCCGCCTCCGCCGCCTCCGCCGCCTCCGCCTACACCAGCGTTGCCAGGAGATCCGGAGTTACCCGCCGTACCACCAGCTCCTCCTGCACCACCGGCGCCATTTGTTCCTGGGTTACCAGCATTGCCAGTGGCTCCTGGATTCCCAGCATTTCCTCTTGCACCGCCTGCACCACCAGCACCGTTATTTCCTGGATTACCAGCATTGCCAGTGGCTCCTGGATTACCAGCATTACCAGCAGCACCGCCTGCACCACCAGCACCGTTATTTCCTGGATTGCCGGCATTACCAGTGGCTCCTGGATTACCAGCATTACCACCAGCTCCTCCTGCACCACCAGCCCCATTGGTGCCAGGATTGCCTGTTCCTCCAATACCACCAGATGTCCCAGCTGTACCACCAGCACCACCAGTTCCTGCAGCTCCATTATTACCGGGATTGCCTGTTCCTCCAATACCTCCGGAAGTACCGGCCGATCCTCCGGCGCCGCCTGTACCAGCAGCTCCATTGTTACCGGGATTGCCTGTTCCTCCAATACCACCAGATGTCCCAGCTGTACCACCAGCACCGCCAGTTCCTGCAGCCCCATTATTTCCGGGATTGCCTGATCCACCTGGATTTCCAGAAGTTCCGGCCGAGCCAGCTGCTCCGTTTGTAGCATTTCCTCCAGCCCCACCAGTACCACCGGTTCCACCTGGAAAATTAGCTAAGGAACCAAACGTTGAAACGTTGCCTGGGTTTCCACTTGATCCCGGATTTCCGTTTGCTGCGCCAGTCCCAGCATTACCAGCAGCTCCGGCACCGCCTGGATTTCCTGCTGCTCCTGGATTAGCTCCAGTGCCAGCATTACCATTTGCTCCAGTATTTCCTGCTGCTCCGGCATTTCCAGGGCTCCCTGCTGCCCCTGGATTAGCTCCAGTGCCGGCATTACCATTTGCACCTGGATTTCCTGCTGCGCCGGCATTACCTGGATTGCCAGTAGATCCAGCGGTTGCCCCTGTTCCTGCATTACCATTTGCTCCAGTATTTCCTGCTGCGCCTGCATTACCTGGATTTCCTGCTGCTCCAGCAGTTGCCCCTGTACCTGCGGCCCCTGTTGTGCCGGCATTACCATTAGCACCGGCACCGCCAGGACTTCCTGCTGCTCCGGCGTTTGCTCCAGTTCCAGCCGCCCCTGTTGTGCCGGCATTACCATTGGCACCAGCTCCACCAGGACTTCCTGCTGCTCCAGCGTTTGCTCCAGTTCCTGCTGCTCCAGTATTTCCAGCATTTCCATTGGCCCCAGCTCCACCGGGACTTCCTGCTGCTCCAGCAGTTGCCCCTGATCCTGCGGCTCCAGTATTTCCAGCACTTCCATTGGCACCCGCACCACCTGCACTCCCTGAATTACCAGTCACTCCGCTACCGCCGCCTCCGCCGCCGCCACCGCCGCCGCCGCAAACGCACCCCCCAAGATTTGCGCTTCCACCAAAGCCACCATTTCCTCCGCCAGGAGAGCCTCCGGCGCCGCCGGGGGCAGAACAAGGCGCAAATGGGGTGCCAAAACAACCGCAGCCACCGCCCGGACTACCACCGCTACCGGCTCCGCCACCGCAAGGTCGGGCTGAACCTTGTCCGCCGCCTCCTCCCGTACCTGCGCTACCGCCAGTGCCACCAGCACCGCCGGCACCATTATTTCCTGGATTTCCAGAGTTTCCTGTGGCACCTGGATTCCCAGCATTTCCTCTTGCACCGCCAGCACCGCCGGCACCATTGGTACCAGGATTACCAGAGTTTCCTGTGGCACCTGGATTCCCAGCATTACCAGCAGCACCGCCAGCACCGCCGGCGCCATTTGTTCCTGGGTTACCAGCATTGCCAGTGGCACCTGGATTCCCAGCATTACCAGCAGCACCGCCTGCACCACCGGCACCATTAGTACCGGGATTGCCGGAGTTTCCTGTCGCTCCAGCATTTCCAGCAGTACCACCAGCACCGCCAGCTCCGCCAGCACCATTCGTACCTGCATTGCCAGTGGCACCTGGATTCCCAGCATTCCCTGCAGCACCTCCGGCTCCTCCTGGGCCGCCAGCACCGTTTGTGCCAGCATTTCCTGATGCGCCGGGATTTCCAGATGTTCCAGCTGTACCACCAGCACCGCCAGCTCCGCCGGCCCCGTTTGTGCCAGCATTTCCTGATGCGCCAGGATTGCCAGATGTCCCAGCTGTACCACCAGCACCACCAGTTCCTGCGGCCCCATTATTTCCAGGATTACCAGCATTGCCAGCAGTACCAGGATTGCCTGCATTACCAGCGTTTCCATTGCCGCCACGACCAGATATATCTATAGAATATACGCCTGCAGGAACGACGAATGTTGCGGGGGCATTGAATACTTGTGTGGCTGGAGCAGCCTTACCTGAAGCTCTAAATACATTTAATGGCATCGTATAACCTTCTTATTAACCTGTATTTGCAAGAGATAAGGCACCGAGATATGTTGTACCTCCGTCGAGGGTAAAGAAACTGAAGACATCGATTTTATTTGCACCAGTTGACATCGTCGGTGTCGAAGCATTCGGATATTTAACAGAAGCCGGCCACGTGATTATTCTCGATCCCGTGGCGTCTTGTTTACAATGAAGTGTGAAACTGTATGCATTGCCCGATGCAGGAGGATTTGAAAATGTAATTGTAATAGACGCGTTGGCCAATGTCAAATCGAATACGTTGGATAGTGATAAATCTACAGTGTGAGTAGTTGTTGTTATAGTATTGGCAACAACTGCTTCTTTGTATGAAGCAAGCTTAGGATTACTTAACACATTATTTGCCATTGCAACGTTGGCATTAAGAGTAGTAATACCAGCTACTTGTAGCGTCGAGGTTACGTTGGCAAAACCAGTGATCGTAGTATTACCGGCAGCAAGGGTGGTAATTCCAGATGCAGCACCTGCGGCTACAAGAGACGAAACAGCAAGTGGTTGACTGTTTGTAGACCAGCGATCATTTGTTTCATCCCAGACGAACTGAACGTTGGCAGACGTCCCGCGCATGATCTCGAAGCCAGCATTCTCAGTAGGAGGATTAGCTCCAAGATCTGCATTCAGCGTAACAATATTATCACCAACGTCGAGTGTTGTGGTGTTCACGTAAGTTCTTGTACCGGAAACTGTCAGGTTACCCGAGAGTGTAAGATCGGCGATTGATAATGTGGAATTCACATGAATACCAGTCGTATTGACCGTAAGTGTTGGCCCAGCAGTTACTCCAATTGTACCACTAGTTGTAATCGTTCCACCAGAAAGTCCATTAGCCGTGGCGACTGAGGTTACACCTCCACCGGTGGCACCTTGAGCACCTTGAGCGCCTTGAGCACCAGTAACACCTTGAGGTCCAGCAACACCTTGAGCACCAGTTGCGCCAGTTGCGCCTTGAACACCTTGAGCGCCGGCAACACCTTGAGCACCAGTTGCGCCAGTTGCGCCTTGAACACCTTGAGCGCCAGCAACACCTTGAGCACCTTGATCACCCGTTGTGCCTTGAGCACCAGTTGCGCCAGTTGCGCCTTGAACACCTTGAGCGCCAGCAACACCTTGAGCGCCTTGAGCACCCGTTGTGCCTTGAGCACCTTGTGCACCGGTTGCACCTTGAGCACCTTGAGCGCCTTGAGATCCGAGAGTAAGTGAAGCACCATTTAAAGTTGTAACTTGAACAATATCACCAGCAATCGCATTCGATGTAAGCGTTAAGACCGTGGTATTTGTCGTGTTATAGTCAACGGCCGCAATCTGACGCGAACCATTAATGAAGACGCTTTCAAGCCCTAAAGTATATACGAATGTGTTTGATGTGTCGTCTAATCCTGTAAACACCGTGGTATTCGATGTGACAGTAAACGTATAGGTATTCATGGTAGCAGCATTTGCCGTACCGCCTGAGCCCCAATAAACTCCTGTTCCATTCGATGAAAGAACTTGGCCGTTGGATCCAGAAGATCCGTTGGCTACGATCGTAGTGACAGCGAGAGAAGAGAGATTTGAACCAACTTCAAAGATGGCATTCGCAGCATCTGAAGAGAAGACTTTACGGTCAGTTAGGTTGACTGCAAATTCACCGTTATCAATAAAGCCGGAATTTGCTACGTCAGTAGTATTAGCTGTACGACCAGAAATTGTCGTGCGCTTAAATTGAAATTTATTTGCCATTCTCAACCTCTATATAGAGCAACGAAGCGGTTATGTAACCCCTAATATTCTATTTATACAGAAGTATCTTCAGCTTTTTTATTTTTATTTCCAAGCTTTTCAAGATCAACAATTTTTGCTTGAAGACTGGTCATGGTTTTATCGGCCATGACCAGTCTTGTTTCTAGCATGATGTTCTTACTTGTAAGATCATGTACACTCGCGAGTAATCGATTGATGTACTCATTTACAAATTCAGCTTCCATAAATTAGAATGTCCCGCCGTCGAGGGTTGCGTATACAACTGCTGTACCGTTAGACTGAAGCACGAATCCAGTAGAGCCAACAGCTAATTTTCTAAAACCGTTCGAAGAGTTAGCAACTAAAATGTCTTCTGCAGTAACAGTCGCGAGTCCAGTACCACCGCTTGTTCCAGGCAGTGCAGTCGAAAGACTCAATGTATTCGCTGTGATACCAACCGCGAGTGTCGAGTTCGCAGTAAGAGTAACGTTAGTCGCGTTCGAAACCAAACCACCAGAGTTTAGGAATGCTTGTAATGTAGCAGTAGTATAACCGGCTGCTGCAGTGTCTACAGTTGTTGTAGGTTCTGTTTGAGAACCAGCAAAGAGCTTATAAACGCCATCTGTAGCATCACGGAAAAGACCGGTATATTTAGCTCCAGTGGCACCGTATTGACCATAAAGACCGATATCAAGAATGTCGGTTGTTGCGTTTCCGTTTGCAAGCTCGATCAGCGAATCTTGGACTGTCAGGTTGGTAGTATCGATTGTCGAAAGCGTACCGAGAACAGTCAGATTTCCGGAAAGAGAAAGATCTGTAATCGAGAGTGCAGTATTAACATGGAGTCCAGCAGAGTTGACCGTGAGTGTTGAACCAGTGGTAAGGCCAACTGCATCTGCAGTGACATTAATACCGTTAGCAGCACCAACATGAACTCCAGTCGCGTTAGCTGTAAGACCATCACCGCCAACAACGTTGATACCAGCGCCATCAACAGAAATACCGTTAGCAGCTTTGGCAAAGACGCCTGAAGTATTCGATACAATACCGTTGTTTGCTACAACAGCAATCGTGGCTGCACCACCTTCACCAGATGAGGATCCAGAAATACCGTTACCAGCTGTGATAGTAGCAACATAGTCGCCTGATGTACCCGAACCAAGAGCAACGTCGCCTGAAAGTTGCGATGTGGCAATTGAAAGTGCAGCAGCATTGACATAAACGCCCGAGGTATTCGAAACAATCGTACCGTTACCAGATACGACATGCACACCTGTTGCGTTCGAAGCAATACCAGCTCCGGCAACAACAAAAACGCCTGTTGCGTTTGCAGATAGACCGTTATTTGCAATAACGTGTACGCCTGAGGTATTTGAAGCAAGACCGCTATTTGCAACTACAGCAATCGCGTCTGCAGAGACGCTGATACCGTTACCAGCACCAACATCAAGAGTTACCTCGCCAGATGTACCGCCACCAGTAAGACCAGAACCGGCTACGACTGATGTAATATCACCATCTTGAGGTGTTACCCAGTATACAGCTGTTCCGTTCGATGCAAGAACTTGTCCTGCAGTACCATTTGTGCCATTTGCATTAAGAGCAACGTTAGTTCCAATATTGATCTGTGTGGCATTTGCTACGAACGCCGTACCAACACTCACAATCGCTGCGTTCACGGTGCCTGTAGAGAATACACCGGTGGCATTCGCAACAAAAGAATTAGAACCAACGACGAAGTTACCGCCAGAGCCAGCAAGAACGCCGCCGGCAACAGACAGTTTATTATTGGTATTATCAAACGTAAAGTCTGCGTCTCCGGCTAATGCGCCAGAATTATTAAATTGAACTTGTGTATTTGAACCAGATACGCCAGAAGTAGGAGTTTCCCAATAAGCGGCTGTTCCATTTGAACTCAGTACTTGTCCGTTGGTACCCGTCGAACCATTGGCTGTAACTGTTGTCACAACAGCGTTAGCAACAATAATCTTGTCGATACCAGAGGTACCATTCGCAACGAGTGCTTGGTTGGCGGTCAGTATACCAGGATTAAATTTACCGGCAATGGTGATCGAAGCACCATTCGAACCAATAAATAAGTGATCGCCATTTGCTGTAAACGCTAATTCACCGTTAGCTAATGTTGGCGCATCAGCTGTCGTTAACGACCTTTTAATTTGAATTAAATTGTCTGCCATTTGGCTATTCCTTTTAGGTTAAAATGATCCGCCGTCGAGATCTACTGCTAGATCCGCGAATGACAGTTGTCTCACCTCATATTTATCATTTTGAGAATTGTAGATTAATGTAGCGCCATTGGCGGCTTCAACGACGCTGACGTCGAGTATGTTTTCAATACTTCGTATTTCTTGAATTTGATTTTTCAGAGTAATAGGACCAGCAGATGATAATCTGCCGTTGTTATTTGTAATTGTAGCGACTAAACGAGATGCACCTGCCATTATCTTGTAACTCCTGGTGTAACTGTGACGATACCTTCAACAAGACGAGAAACTGTTCCGCTGCCATCAGTCAACTCACAGTCATATACGTATCTTCCGGCTGTAAGGCCATTTGTGGTATTTGCCGACATCGAAAGAGCGACGACGCCAGTCACAGCAGTAATCGAAACTGTAAATGCGGTTTGAGCGGTCGAAGTATAATGCTTACGCATCTGAGCGGCACCTGTAAATCCTGTAAGATTTACGATGTTACCATTTTCATCAGTCACATCAATAGACGTAGCAAATGAAGTGCCTTGATCGATAATGATATTTGCTTTCAGTGCCATTTAATTCTTCCGCTATGTTTATTCAAAACTATAAGATGTTACAGTTATCACCCAATATTTAGTTTCTGCACCATTTGATGCTGATACGTTAAACGTTTGTTCATTGAAACCACCTGTATAAGCTGCTACAAGTTCAATTGATGAAGCACTTCCTCCACTTGCAACACTGGCGTATCCACTAAATCCATCTCCTCCAGTATAAGTCCAAACTACGCTTGAAGAAGCTGTGATAGTATAACCTGCTTGGGAACCATACGCTTCGGCAGTGTCAAAAGTCGGAGATGATATTGTGCCGCCCACGGGACTAAAAGTAACTAAGGCTACATCTGCATACGGACGTATTCCTACATATTGCCACGTAGATCCATTCCACATTTTAACGGCGGCAAAATCTTGGCTCCCGACCCACGACGAGCCGTTCCAATATTTAACAGGTTTAGCAGATAGGAACGTTAGCGGCACTTATTATTCTCCTGGCTTAGATGGCCAAACAACGTCTGCTGCATTTGTATAAGTCTGAGGAAGATCTCTTAAAGTTTGACGATATGTAGCCCAAGCAGTTTTATCTCCAGGCCAATCTGCCATTTGAGTATAGTCAGATAAAGCTAGAAGATTATTTCTTTTCGATCTAATTTGTTCCCAAGTAATTACCACGACTCGATCTTGCAAAACAAGATTTCCTTGTGATAAAACCAATTCTTTATTTTGCATATTCATACCATGGAGAAACTGCTGGTGTTGCTCTGCGGTAATTTCAACAATATCTTGCGGCAATGACGGATACCCAAAATCAGTATCGTAAAAACCTTTTGTTGTTGGGCTGTAGTAAATTGTCATTTTATTAATATCCCATTGCTAACCAGTAACCGGTATGAGAACTTTCATCTCCGTTAAACCAACTGAAACCAGTTGTTGATACACTAAAAATGGTTGCACCTTTAGAAGCCTGTCCAAATACGCCTGTATCTCCTACGCCATTCATCACAGCTCGGGCAACCGCGGTGAACGATGTTGGAAATGATCCAGATCCTGTAGTATTTGGAGTAACAGTTACTGTTCCCCACTGAATAATTGCTCCGTTTGGCAACTTAGTCCATCCATTTGACGAGAGACTTTGTGTATATCCTGTAGTTCCTGCAGTGTCAATCCAGATATCACCAGCCGCTGAAGCAGTAGGTTGAGTCGCTGTTACAAAAACTTGGCCGCCACTTGTAAATCCTGCGGTGACGTGTCTTAGAATAGGCGCGACAGCACCAGATGCACTTCCTTGGGCACCTTGTGGTCCGGTTGCACCTTGAGCACCTGTTATACTTGAACCTGCCGCGCCTTGAGCACCAGTTGCACCTTGTGCTCCGTTTATTCCAGGAGATCCTTGAGGACCAGTTGCACCTTGAGCGCCTTGTAATCCTTGAGCACCTTGAGGACCAGCAACTGAAGATGCTGCACCTTGTGCACCTGTAAGGCCTTGCGGTCCCTGTGGTCCTTGGATACCTTGCAAACCTTGGGCGCCTTGAGGACCGGCAACGGTTGAAGCAGCACCTTGAGCACCAGTTGTTCCTTGCGGTCCCTGAGGTCCGATAATTCCTTGTGCACCTTGTGGTCCCGTCGGTCCTTGAACCGAAGGTCCTTGTGGTCCTTGAGAACCAGTTGTTCCCTGTGGACCCTGGGAACCAGTTATTCCTTGCGCGCCTTGTGGACCAGGAACTGTCGAAGCTGCGCCTTGAGCACCAGTTGGTCCTTGAGAACCGGTAGATCCTTGTGCACCTTGAGCACCAGTTGCACCTTGCGCACCTTGAGGTCCAGCAAGTTGCGTCCACACCAAGTTAGCTGTCGCTCCACTTGATGCAAGGACGAAACCTGTTGTTCCAGCAGATTGTGTAGGTAGAAGGTTATTGATCGATCCGCCTGTACCGCCCCGAGATGTAGGAAGTGTACCGACAGTAATAGCAGATGCATCAACAAATACGCCTGCCGCGTTTACTGTTAAACCAGCATTCGCTACAAAACTAATCGTAGGATTTCCAGAAACGCCGTTGCCGTTTGTTACGCTAATGCCGTTCGTAGAAGCAATCGATACCGTAGTACCTGTTCCTGTACCAGTTCTGACTACGATACCATTCGCCGAGATATTGTATACGGTGTTAGCATTGCTTGCTGTACCAGTATAGAGCGACGAGTTAACGCCTGCTCCACTCGGGAAATTCACCGTATTTGTAACGGTGATATTGTTTGCAAAGACATCAAAGCGAGCAGTCGTAGTACCAAGTGCACCACCGTTTGCATCTGGTCGTAGTGTTCCATAAGATGTCGTATTAAATACGAAAGCATTGAAACGGTTTGAAGTATTACCGAGTGGCTGCTGATCTGCAATCAGAAGAACCCCGCCTTGACCGATGGTAACGTTGGCGTATACAAGAGAACCATTTACTACAAGGTTACCAGATACAACAAACAAGTCGTTTTTAAAGTGCGCGTTGGCTTCTACGTCGACACGATCATAGAAGATCGCGTTGCCAGAAGCAACTAGACCGTTATCAACCTTAAATCTATTATTTGCGCCTGACATATATTACCTTACTTAATGAATTGAGCAACAACTTTTGCAGCCGTGCTAGATCTTGTTTGATTGACATATACTCTTACGTTTGCAGTAGCCACGTTCGCAGAGAAAGTACCAAGTAAGCTGACTCCGGAATTAGCTGCAACAGGTGAAGAAACCGTACCATATGTTGTAAGCTGCGCAGTCGAATTATCATGAGCAAGTAGTACTTCAGAGATCTGTGTATTACCAGCATTTTTCAATTGAATGAGAAGTTTAGCAGTGCTATAGTCTGCCTTTGGATATTCGAAGACAAGAAGATCTGAACCAGTCGTAGCTCCAAGATTTCCGTTTGCAAAGATATCAACTACGTGCTCAGTCTTGAAAGTCACGATGTTTGCATGTGTAGCAGGACCAGTCACTGCGAGCGTATTCGCTAGAGCAGTTGCTCCTGTTACTCCAAGAGTACTCGAAAGCGTTGTAGCTCCAGTTACAGTGAGCGTATTCGAAAGATTCGTATTTCCTGTAACCGTCAGCGTATTTGCAAGAGCAACGTTCGAACTGACTGTCGCAGCACCTACAACAACAAGATGGCTTGTCGGCGTAATGGTAAGATTCGCAGATGCAGTGATCGATCCATTACCAATCGCCGTATTAAACGTTGCATTCCCAACAAGAACCGTAGTAGCATTTGCAACGACATTCGCTCCGACTGCAACAACTGTTTGGTTAGCAGTAACAATACCTGCAAAGAATCCTGTCGGTGTAACGTTAGATGTCGACGTTGAGTTGACAATGCTAACAATTCGAGTATTCGCTAAAACGGTATTACTACCTTCTGCGGTGAAGAATCGAAGCGATGTTAACTCAGAAGCGTTAAGCGTATTACCTACAAATACTCCGCTACTATTTGCTACAACGTTACCAATCGCACCTGTTCCAGTGATTTGCACTGTACCACCATTGGTAGCATTTGCCGTGACGTTTGCGCCGAGCGAGATCTGAATAGTATTGGCAGTAAAGATGCCAGTTTTAAATGCGTTCGGTTCGATGTTTGCAGTGGCACTCGAGTTAGCGATGCTAATGATTCGAGTATTTGCAAGAGTGGTGTTTGAACCTTCAGATGCAAGGAAACGAACTGATGTGACTTGTGAAGAGTTTAAAGTATTACCTACATGCAGGCCACTACTATTTGCAACCGTATTGCCGACCGTACCAGTTCCTGTTACTTGGATCGTGCCGCCGTTGGTAGCATTCGCAGTGACATTGGCACCAAGTGAAACTTGAATGGTGTTAGCTGTAAAGATGCCTGTCTTGAAACTGATAGGATCAATATTTGCAGATGATGTTGTATTGGCAATGCTAATGATCTGATTGTTTGCGAGTACGGTATTGCTACCTTCTGCGGCAAAGAATCGAACACTCGTCATCTGACTGTTCGTAACAGTATTGCCTACATATAGGCCGCTGCTATTTGATACACTGTTACCTACTGCTCCGGATCCTGTGACTTGGATCGTACCACCATTCGTGGCATTAGCAGTGACATTGGCACCTAATGTAATCTGAATCGTGTTCGCTACAAACAATCCAGTGCTAAAGCTAATTGGATTCATCGTAGCAGTGTTAGTGCTATTCGCGGCAACAACTGCGAATGCAGTTGCTGTTGTATTCGTGGTCGAGTTCGACTGAATCGTCAGCTTCGTTGTGTTAGCGACAAGGTTTGCACCAGTCAAACCAGCATGTAGACCGTACTGCCACATGAATGTGTTCGAAGAACCATTGGCAACTTCCAGACGAATTTCGGTCGATGTCACGTTGCTCAGAACAGTGTTCGTACTGATCATGAGATTCGCAAACGAACCGTTGACGTTTCCGCCTTTCATCCAGTTTGTTACGACGAGATTATTAGCCCCGAATGTTCCGTATAGCTGAGCTGTTCTTGGAAACGCAGTGTTACCCGTGTTTGCATACGTGCTATTTGCAGTGATGATTTCTGTCGAAAGCGCGTGAAGAAGTTCATTGGTCTCGAGGAGCCAAACCTCAAATGAGTCGGTAATTACATCAACATTAGCTACTGGTCTTGACATTAATTTCTTCCATTCACTACTTGTAAGAGTAGAGTTTTAATTTCTTTGAGATCGTCTTCGACTGCACTGATTCTATTCGATAGCTCTTTGCTATTCTTCGCTTTCGATCTCTCTGCTACAAACTTTGCATAAGATGCATCGTCTGTATTTATGAAAGCTCCAGTAGAAGTATCTTTCATGAATCCATCAGTTTCAGTCTTGACTAACATTATGCGGAAACTCCGATAACCTGAATAGCCTCTACCTTTGGAACAATGTGAGATTGCGTTGCAAGAAGAACGATCTTAATTTGCATCGATGTATAGCGATCGAACTCTACATATTCTGAGTTGACATATCTTACAGTGTTATCATTTTCAACGTTATTCCATGCGACATTTCTGTACTTCAGTTTATCGATAACAATATCTGATCTTGTAACTCCGGCCGACACGAGACTTGAAGTTGTAATGTTTCGATATGTGCTGATCGCAGTAGTATTTGCTGCCGAGACCACGAACACTTCATGATTACCAAAGTCTTGATCTTTGATTCGAATCAAGTCGCCAGCAGTCACTGTCGCCGAATGATCGCTTGTTGTAGTAATTGTATTCGAACCAGATGTAATTGATCCAGTTCCTGGAAGAGCGACTTGAAGTTCAGGAGCAGTATCAAATCCATATGTAAACTCGTAGAAGTCATTTGGATCTGTCGAGCTAAAGCGATCGATATTATCTTTTAATACAAGCGGAGTCCACGCTTTACTTTGGAATGATTCTCTGTCTGCCGCGTTATGAACTTTTGCATAGACTTTGATTTCTGTTCCAGCTGGACGATATCCTGTCAGATATACTACGATATCTTCTGCATATTTGTCTTGGGCAAATCTAATAACTTTTGAAAGATACTTCGATTTAGCAAGGCCGTTTGCGCCAGTTTCTGTATCATAACTAGCAATGCTGCTAAGTCCTACTGTTCTTGTTTCTGTGTAAACGTTGTTGATGTCGTTCTGATAGAAGTAGAAGTCAAGTTCGCGAGTCGTTGCATAAGGAACGCTGAAGCGGTCGATTTCGGCACTGCTCACAGCAATATTTAGATTCGCGACAACTGATTTTCTTCTGTCTCCAAAAAGATTCGAGCTCTTTGAGGTATCAACTTCGACTGAGCGAGATAAGATATATCCTGTCGCCGACGTATCATTCATTTGAAGAAGATTAATGTTTGTTGATGTAGAAGACAACTGATTCGCAGAGTTGGCAATCTTATAGTTAAGAGTAAATGTAGATCCAGAAGGATTGCCGATTAAGAATGAAGGCTTAAAGTTATCAACAGGATAGCTATCGATAGAAGCGATATTTGCAGTTGCTCCTGATCTTTCTCCTATAATTCTACCGCCACTCACCGCAAATTTGTTTGTAGCATTTGCTGAAGAGTCTGCCAAAATCAACTTATACTTTGGATAATCTATGTTATAAGCTAAACCTACAGGAGGAACTTTATAACCGATTCCAGAAGCAGAGAAAGCTGGCAGGCTTGCAATTGTCATATGCGTGGCATTCGTGATAGCATTGACAGACAGAATCTGTTTTGCGCCGCCGCTTTGAACTAAAATTTTAGCTCCGCCAAAAA